GAACCGATAGATCTTAGTGTGTCGCTATTGGAGAAATGTATAAGTTCTTTATTAATAAATGATTCTATCGGAACTTCTGTTTCATTGTGATCGAGAATAATATTTTCATCGTAATTGTATAACCATTTTTTTCTATTATCTGCTAATTTCTTATTAAAGGCGAGATCCATAGAATCATTCGTTAGTTCATTGACGATATAATTATTCATTTTAATATCTTTAAAATATTCTTTTGCTTCCTTGGCATTACTTGTTCCTAATCCCTTGTAATATTTAATATGCCATTTACCATTAGTTTGTTTATCCCAATCATTGTATTCCGTTAATGTGTAAAATGATTTAATCTGTTTTCCTTTGGTGGCCTTTATAATGGGAGTAATCATAGATGTGATAAATCCCAACTCTAAGAGAGAAGGCCATAATGTGTGAAATACATTTATAACTAAACCTTTTATATGTGAACCATCGTGATCTTGATCTGTCATAACCATTACTTTACCATATCTGAGTGGATTTGTATTCTTGTATTCCTTGCCCGTCTCTAATCCTATAATCTTTTTAAGATTCGTAATTTCCGAATTACCCATAATCTGAGACTTAGATGCATCTTTTACATTCATTACTTTACCCTTAAGAGGAAATACCCCATATCTATCTCGTCCAACAACTGATAACCCGGAAACAGCCATAGACTTCGCCGAATCTCCCTCCGTTAAAATTAGAATACATTCATTAGATTTTCGGGTACCCGCCCAATTAGCATCGTCCAATTTCGGAATATCCCTAATTTTATTTCGCTTGGCTCCATCGGTTTTCTTACTTTCTTTATTTAATTTAAATTCACTGAATTGGATTACCTTTTCAACGATATCAGTCTTATCAATTATTTCTTTTATAAACTTATCGGAAATAGTTGGTTTAGAACCGAATTTGGATTGCGGTGTAATTAATCTTTCTTTGGTCTGACTATCGAATGATGGATTTTCAATAACAGAATCAATAAACACTCTTAGATAATTCTTAATATAATTTTCTTGAATTGTCTTTTTATGTTTCTTTTCTATCATAGATTTAATACCCGAAAGTAATTGTTTCACGATATAATCGACATGCTTTCCGCCTTTCGGGGTTGCAATACCGTTTACGAATGATATCTGTTCGAACTTATCTTTTTTACTCAATGAAATACCAATTTTCCATCTTTTATCGATTTCCGAATAAACGAAATCTTCTTCTTTAGAAAGATACATCTTAGAATAATCCATGAAGTTATTTACTTTGATTTTCTTTCCATTTAAGAACACATTGACACTTTTATCTGTCATTCCAGCGATATCATATACCCTCCTGTACATTAAATTAATCATATAATCACTGAATTCGACAATACCGAACCTTTCGAAATCTGTTTTCCATGTAATCTTAGTATAAGGTTCCACTTCTGTTCCCGATATTTTGGGTTTATGTTTGATTTTCATATTTTCAGAAAATTTCTGAATAAATTTTTTCTTTCTAACATGATCAATGGTTTTTATTTCGAACTCCTTTGAAAAGATATTAGTTAACTTAGCTCCATAACCATTTTTACCTCCAACGATCTTTTTTTCATCTGTCTTATAATTACCCGATGTCAAAAGTTCACCGAATATCATGGATGGAATCCATAAGAGATTACCATTTTCATCTTTTTCGGTTGGATGTTCCGCAATATCAACCCCCGTTCCATCATTGTAAATACTAATTTCACCCTTTTCTCTGTCGATGGTTACCTTTAGATTTTTAACCGGGTAATCGGTTTTATTTTTCCTTTCAGTAATTCTCACAATCTGATCTCGGGCATTAACAAGAATTTCATTATAAATATTATAAACTGCGGGGATATATTCCCCGTCCTTAAAAATAATATTATTGTCTTCTAAAATTGGGAGATTTTCTTCTATTAAATCGCATCCACCGACATACGTGTCGGGAGTCTTGTAGATATGATTCTGTAACTCTTCTTTCTGATAATCTTCTAACTCCATAATAAATATAATATAACATCAAGTTTTTAAATAAAATCAAATTTTAATATATATATTAATTATAATGGGTCAAACTAAGAAATCTTTCACAGGGGTTAAAAGAAATAAAACCAAGAGTAAACATACAACCAAGGGTAAACATACAACCAAGGGTAAACATACAACCAAGGGTAAACATACAACCAAGGGTAAACATACAACCAAGGGTAAACATAAAAATAAAACTAAGAATAAAACCCTAAAAACCATTAATATAATAAAAGGAAATATATCAGTGGAAAATATAGATGATAAAAGATCTCTTTTAATTAGTAAAGGAAATAAAATTATAATTGAATTAGTAAAAAAATTTAGTGGTGGTAAAAGTGGTGATTTAGTTTATCTTATAAAAGATAAAAAAAAAGAATATGTTATGAAAATATTTATGGATCATGGATCCGCGAATCATGAAATAAAATTACACGATAAACATTGTAAGATATTTAAGAATAATATGATGGTTCCGGAGTTATTTTCTTACGGGGATACGAGTAATATACCATTTTCAGATAAAAAGGGTAAGTTTAAATATATGATAATGGAATCTATCAACGAACCAACTGAATTAAGTGATTATATTCGGAAAAATTGTAAATCTGTGAAAGATAAAAATATAAATCCTTACAACTTGGCTTTACAATTATTTTATTACTTGGCTATGATAAACAAAAATAAGGTAAGACATTGCGACATACATACCAAGAATATATTAATAATTAAAAGTAAAAAAGATTTAATATTAGATTTTTCATTTATAAATGGTGATAAAATAAATGTTGGTAAATTTAACATCAAAATTATTGATTTCGGAATATCAGAAATTAATAAAGATTGTAAAAGAAATAGAAGATTTATTGGTGCAGTTTTAAACGATATAAAAGCTTGTAATGCTTTTAATACAAAGGACATTATCCATCTAAAAAAAGATATGTCTTCTATGTTTTTAAGTTCATTTTCTAAAAAATTCAGACCGAAATATATTAATGAAGATTTATATATATTCTTAAAAATATTAAGATTATTGAATCTTATAACAAAAAAAATAAATAAGACAATGATTGATAATATACAATATTTAGTAAAACATAATGAGAAAAGATTATTTGAAAAAATATATAATATCTTAGTCAGTTGATTTAGGTTTACTTGGATTATTTTCAGAGATAGCTACCTTAGGCTTCACTTCAACAGAGGTTAATAATTCTTTAACATTACCTATTGCTGATGCTAATTGTTGCCCTGATTGAGTAGTTGATTGACCCGCATTAAAAAGATCTAATAACTTGTCCATTTTTTCATCCATTTTTTCATTTTTAGGTTCCAATGTTTCATCCAATTTACCCTTATATTGTTGAGGTAAATTTTTCAATAACTCTTGTTCAAAATTATAATTCTTTTTTTCTTCTTTTTTCCCTTTATTAACATCGGCTTTCCCGGGAAATTCTTTTTCAACTTGTTTTCTTTTTATATTTTCAATGCTTTTACAGAATGGTTTATATGCTTCTCGGTGATCTTCGTATTCATCATATTTACCTGATAATTGGAAAAATTGCCAACCTTCGGTTTTTAATTGTTCGGTTGTAATAGCGAATTCAAAATAATTTTTATCAAGTGAAAATAATTGTAAAAATCCATTACAGGTGGTGACCATTAATGAAATTGTCCATGAGGTCCAATAACTTATATTCTCGAAATTTTTAGGTAACTTAGCGGGATCCATCTGCCCCATTGATAAAATCGCGGGTAGTAAAATTGATCCAGTTGTGACTAAAAATCTAAATGCATCGTAATATTTTTTAGTACTATTTCTTCTATTTTCATATGATAATACCTCTGCTAAAAATCTACTCCTTAGTATATTTTTTTCAGTTTCATTATTTAAATCAAGTGTATCAATGATATCATAAATCTGATCTCTGTAAGAATAAACATTTAATTCATTTACTGGTATTTTAGAATTATCCCCCATTATTTAAATGAATTATTTTATTTTTCGTGTTGAATATTTATGTTACATATTTTGGAATAAAGGTAAATATCTTTTAATAATCTTTTACTTTTACCAGATACTTTAATACCATCGGCTTCTAATTCTTTTTTAATATCATCGGTTTTTTTTTTTCTTATTTCATTAATCTTCGATTCTACCCTCCGAATATCTTTCTGGGATAAATTATTTTTTTTTAAACTAATATTTTTTTTATTACTTCTCCGTTTATTCTTTTTATTTTTACGAGATATTTTCTTTTCCACCGATTTCTTTTCTACCGATTTCTTTTCCACCGATTTCTTTTCCACCGATTTCTTTTCCACCGATTTCTTTTCCACCGATTTCTTTTCCACCGATTTCTTGTTTGAGGATTTTTTTTTTATATCCCTGACAATATCTGCTTTCATATTAGATTTTTCCCTGGACAATTCAATCTGTTTTTCTATTTCATTGATATCTTTTATATTAATTTTACTTGGTTTTTTCCTTGTAAATTTGTGTTTATTTTTAACACCCTTTTTATGAATTATTTTAATATCGGGATCATTCTTTTTTCTTACAAGATTTATTTTTTTAGGTGATTTATCTTTACTAGATTTACCTTTCGTTGAACCTTGATTCAAAACCCCACTTTCTAAATATTTTTTATAATTTTCTGACATAGGGCTTAATTTCTTTCTACCCCCATCTTGAACTGTTTTTTTAATATGTGTTGTATTTATTTTTTTCGATAAATCCATATCTACTAATAAGTAGATTTAAATTTCGCAGAGTATTACGAAAATAGTTTCGAGTAATCATTTTTACCACCGCTAATTTTCTGTTGGTGTAATTTTATTTCGGTTATCAATCTATTCTTGCACAGATTATCATCTGCGAATATTTCTAATAATATATTTAATATCACTAAATCTCCAGGATATTCATTTTTTAATAATTTTTTCAATGATTCTTTAATAAATACTTTTAAATGTTCTTTTCTTTCAGTATATAATGTAGATATAACGTGATCAATTTTATCATCTTGTATAAATTTTATTTTATTTTCTATTAAATAATTGTCATAATTCGTTTTGATATAAAAAAAAATAAGATCTTTTATATTTTTCTGTATAGTTGTCATTTATGATTTAATAGAATATACTTTTATTATAAAATAAACATAAATCTTTTAAATTCATTTAAAAAATTATATCTTAATATAAATTATAATGTCATTCTGCTGTAAATTATATTGTCATATAAAATTAATTTGTAGTTTTAGGAAATGTTATAATGATTATACTGATACAGGGGGGCGTGATCTTGTTTTATTGGATAATTTATTAAATAATGTTAAGGATTGCGGGTCAGTTATGATAAAATTCTGTCAGTGGATGACCCCCAAGTTAGAACTGATTCATCTTGAAACGAATAATATTATTAATAACGTGAAACCATCGTGGTTAGAAAAATTAGAGAATTTTTATGAAAATTGCCCGGAACACGATATAGACTATACGATAAATGAATACAAGAAAGTATTTAATGAAGATATAGAAGACAGATATGAAATAATTAAAACGATAGGATCTGGTAGTATTGGTCAAGTATATCTTATAAATGATAAAAAGAAAAATAAAGAAAAAGTATTAAAAATACTTCATCCCGATGTTAGATCTCAAATAGGTTTTTTCAAATGGTTTACTAAAATATTATTATTTTTCCCGTGTATTAAAAATAAAACAATCCAATTGTTTCCGTTTGATATATTTAATTTCATAGATCAATTTTTAGATCAGACGAATCTAATAAATGAAGCCAATAATATTCTCCATTTTGAAAGATTTTATCGGGAAAATGAGTATATAGTTATCCCAGAAATATATAAAATAAGCGAGAATATTCTAATAATGTCATATGAACCGGGTGTAAGTATAGAAGATGAAGAATTAAATGATTATAAAATAAATAAACTCGTAAATCTTTATCATTTATTCATAAGAGAAAATCAGATGATAGAAAATTTCAATCACGGAGACCTTCATCCTGGAAATTGGAGGGTTAGAGTTGAAGAAGGGGAGTGTAAACTAGTAATTTATGATTTCGGTTTCTGTTGGAAACAGGGAAAAAATCAATTCGAAGAAATGGGGGATTTAATGGCGGATACATTTGAGTCATCTAACCGAGAAACGAATGATGTATCATTGGATAACTTATGTAAAATAATGTATCATGCTGTAATATATGATGGAGAAGATAAAGAAAGTGCTTATAAAGATAGAATAAAGGTATTCATAAATAATAGATTAAATTCCCTTGAACCCTGGAAATTATCGCCCGTTGTTTTATTAAAATCAATTATAGAATTCTGTAAAATAGAGAGATTGAAAATTGATCCTAAATTATTACAGGGGTTTATTCTTACAATTCAGTGTCAGAAATTATTAGAAAAATATGAGTTGATGTCGTCAGATAATAATTTAATGGATGATTATAAGGTATTTAGAGAAAGATATCTTAATATTTATACATTATGTAAAACTTATGATATATTTCCAGGATATTCTTTATATATAGAAAATAAACTAAATGAAAAACAAGTTCAGGTCAGTGGTATATTTGATACGATAGATATAAATGATATAGATTTACGGAATATGGCATTGGATATATAAAGGGTCGAATTTAAAATAAATTTGATTTATTAATATAAAGTTTTGTTATTAGATTACTCTATCATGATAAATGAAAAAATTATCAACGATGTTATTGATAAATATTTCAGAGAAGAAAATATATTAGCTATTCATCAAATAGATTCATATAATGATTATATTGAAAATATCTTACCAATGATATTATCACAGTTCTTCCCGCTAGATATATCATTTAAGGATAATAAGATTGAGAATATTAAAATAGAAATAATAAAATTAGACATAGATCTACCTAGATACACAGAAAATAATGGTTGTACGAAAATAATGACACCCAATATTGCCCGTTTAAGGAATTTAACATATTCTCTAACTGTCATCCTAGATTTAAGTATAAATATAAGAGTAAATATAGACAATGAAATAATAAATTTACCCTCTAAAATAATAAAAGATATTATACTAACTAAAATACCGGTAGTCGTAAAATCCAATTATTGTAATTATTATAAGGATATTGTTTCAGAATGTTCATTTGATTCCGGAGGATACTCTATAATCAATGGAAATGAAAAAGTTATAATATCTCAAGAAAAAATAACACCTAATATCATACAAGTATATCCGAGTAAAGCTAATTCTAAATATGCATATGTTTCAGAAGTAAGATCATCCCGAGATAATACTTTCGGTATAACTAAAACAATATCAGTTAAAATAACGAATAAATCAAATATATACAATAATTTAATATATGCATCAATACCTCATGTTAAGGAGGAAATACCCGTATCTATTATATTTAAGGCCCTGGGATGCTACTCCGATAAAGAAATATTATATTTTATCATAGATAATGATAATTCAGAATTAGATAGTCAATTATCTAAAATGGTCTTAAAAACATTAAAAGAAAATTCTGATATTTCCAGTCAATCCGATGCAATAAATTATATAAGTAAGAGAATAAATTCTAATAATAAATTTAATTCCGAAATAAAGGTAAGCTATTGCAAGAATATTTTAGAGAAAGAATATCTACCACATCTTGATAATAATTCTGAAAAATTATATTTTACTGGTCTCATGATTAATAAATTATTAAAATGTTATATTAATGTTGAATCTCCGAGTGATAGGGATTCCTATATAAATAAAAGGATAGAAACCTGTGGTGTTCTTTTGGGTAATCTAACCATTCAAGGTATAAGCAAGGTGGTTAAGGATATGAAAATATTTATAACGAAAGAAGTTAGTTCTGGAATTTGGAATATTAAAGATGATTATTCAGATATAATAAATGAGTTTAATATACACAAAATAATTAAAAAAACGTGTATCGAAAATATTTTAAAAGGTGCGATGGCAACCGGTAATTGGGGTATGAAAAGTAATAATAACAGGCAGGGTGTTTCGCAGGTTTTAAATCGTCTTACATTTATGAGTACACTTTCACATTTAAGAAGAATATCTACACCGGTAGATAATACAGGGAAACTTATACCTCCCCGGAAGATTCATTCTTCTCAATGGGGTTATATATGTCCCGTAGAAACACCCGAGGGTCAATCTGTTGGTGTGGTAAAAAATTTATCAATGATGTGCGAAATAACATCATATCATAATTCACAACTGGTAATGGAGGTAATAGATGATTACATAATTGGATTCGACAAACTTGATATTTATAAATATAATAAGAAAGAATATACGAAAATATTAATTAATGGAAAATGGATAGGTTATATATCTAAACCCGATGAATTCGTTCAATACTTTAAAGAAAAAAGAACGATTGATATAATTCATCCTCATAATTCTATTTATTGGTCTATAAAGGAAAATTCAATCTATATATTTACAGATAGAGGAAGATGTACGCGACCATTATTTACGAAAAAAGCATATGATAATTGTGATAGTATAACTAAAATATTGAAGGATAATGAAAGCTGGTCTAAATCGTACATAAGTGGCTTATCGGATTATATCGAATATGTAGATGTCGCTGAAGTTGAAAATTGCCTTATAATGATGGATTATAGAAATATAAATAATAAAAATAAAGATGAATATACTCATTGCGAAATTAAACCCGGATTAATAATAGGATCTCTTGCTTCATGTATCCCCTTCTTAAATCATAATCAATCTCCGAGAAATACGTATCAATCCGCTATGGGGAAACAGGCCATAGGTATTCATTGTACGAATATTAATCAACGATTTGATACATTTACACACGTATTATATTATCCACAGAAACCTCTCGTAAATACTAAAATGATGAAATATTTTAATTTTAATTCGATGCCCAACGGTGTTAATGCTATCGTAGCTATAGCAACATATACCGGTTATAATCAGGAAGATTCAGTTATCATTAATCAGGGTGCAATAGATAGAGGACTATTTAATTCAACATTTTATAGAACTTATAAGAGTGAAGAAGAAAAAAATCAATTAAGTGGGGATGAGGATATATTCTGTAAACCGAATGAGGAAAGATTACTTTTCTCTAAATATGGTGATTATAGTAAATTGAAAAATGATGGATTCGTTGAAAAGGACACGAAGGTAGAAGAAAATGATATGATAATAGGTAAAGTAATGCCTATTAAAAATAACCCCGAATATGATTATAGGGATAGCAGTACTTGTATAAAAAAGAATGAAAATGGATATATCGATGGCAATTATGTAGGTATTAACGGGGATGGTTATCGTTTCTGTAAAGTTAGGGTTAGAAGTCCCCGTATTCCCGAAATTGGGGATAAAGTATCTAGCAGGCACGGTCAGAAAGGCACCATAGGGATGACATATTTACCGAAAGATATGCCATTTACGAAAGATGGAATAATTCCAGATATTATTATTAATCCCCATGCTATCCCTAGCAGGATGACAATCGCGCAGCTTTTAGAATGTATATTGGGTAAATCTTGTTCTATCTTGGGATATGAAGGAGATGGTTCCGGATTTAATAATACCAATGTTAATGACTTGATTGAGATCCTTGAAAATCAAGGTTTTGATGGAACGGGTAATGAAACATTGTACAATGGAATGACAGGTGAACAGATGAAAACACAGATATTTATGGGACCAACTTATTATCAGAGATTGAAGCACATGTCTGGAGATAAGGTTCATAGTAGAGCAGGGGGGCCAATTGTTGCCATGACAAGACAACCGGCGGAGGGTCGTTCTAGTCACGGTGGATTAAGATTCGGTGAAATGGAGAGAGATTGTATGATATCTCATGGATCATCTTATTTCTTGAAAGAAAGGATGCTGGATGTTTCGGATAAATATTCAATGTATATCTGTAATTCCTGTAAATTAATTTCTCCTGGTAATAGCGAAGAAGGCATATTTGAATGTAAGAAATGTGATAATTATTCAGATTTCACGAAGGTATATATCCCCTATGCGTGTAAGCTTCTTATTCAAGAACTTATGTCTATGAGTATGGGTCCAAGGTTATTAACAGATTAAGATAAAGATTCTCTTAAACCACTTATATCTATTATTATTTTATCCTTTGAAATTTTTTTTTTCTTATTTTTAGTTTGTTTTTTCTTTTTCTTATTATTCGTTTTGATGATTCTTTTAGATTGATTTGAACGCGACTTTCTCTTAGTCTTTTTCTTTTTTTTCCTTTTAACAGATGTTTTACGTTTCTTCTTGGATTTTTTCCCCCTTTTGGATTTTTTTTTCTTTTTGGATTTTTTCTTAAATGAAGAACTTTTATAATTGGCTTGAATCGGTGTGATATCTCCCATAAATAAAGAACTTAATACTTTATCTGTATCTATTTCACCCGAATATTCATCTTTACTTATTAAATCTGTTATAATATTAATAAAAGTATAAAATTCGTCCCAAGATTCATCGCCCAGTTCATCGCCCAGTTCATCGCCCAGTTCATCGCCCAGTTCATCGCCAATATCTACCTGCTCCTGAGACATAGGTGCTGTAATGCCTCCCCCCCCCGATCCTTCTCCTAATATTTCTTCCGATACCATCGAATCTGTGGATAAATCTCCCCGTAAATCTCTGGGTGAATCGGTGGTTTTTTTCTCGGGAGTCCCCACAGTGTCTGTCGGCATCCGGGTCACCGGCGTCATTCCTCCGTCCGATCCTTGAGATATTTCTCTCGGTTCCCCTAATCCCTCTAATTCTGTGGATAAATCTCCCCGTAAATCTCTGGGTGAATCGGTGGTTTTTTTCTCGGGAGTCCCCACAGTGTCTGTCGGCATCCTGGTCACCGGCGTCATTCCTCCGTCCGATCCTTGAGATATTTCTCTCGATTCCCCTAATCCCTCTAATTCTGTGGATAAATCTCTCTGTAAATTGTGAGGTAAACCAGCGGATAAATCCTGGGTATTTTCGGTGGGATCGGGGGAGGGGTCGGACAGGGGAGAAATGACAGGTGAATCTCCCTGGGAGGGAGAGTCTGATTGGGGTGTGTATGGGGATGAAGCTAGAGGAACGCCTCCGGTTTCTCCACCACTCTGATAACTCACTCTTTGTCTTTTAGTTGGTCTCGATGCATCATCCTTTTTCGGACAGTTCTTCTGTATCTCTCTATTAATATGTACATCATGTTGTACCTTCATTTCATCGTTGACGAAAGGTAAACTCGAAACTTTCACCTTAAATTCTTCTATTATTTCAACAGTTACTTGGGGTATATTTCCTTTCATCTTTTTAATAAATAAAATCGAATCTCTTACAAGGGGGACCAGTGGCATATTATAATCAGGTAAACCCGAAAGAGATGGTAACATATCGGTAGAAACTAAACAGTAGTTGATATGTCCTAATATTAAGGAATGGGCCATACATATTTGCCTTAATTGTGCCCCAAGTTCATTATAAATCTTACATATACTATTACAATTTTTGGTTATTTCTGCTATAAGCTTATCTCTTGTATTTATAATATCTTTCCTATTTTTAAGAGAAAACCCACTCTTATGAAGTTCCTCCTGAGTTTTCCCGTAAGGTTGATTTTTCTTGTAACCACTTTTAGGATTTAAAAATGTATCAGAACCACAATTACCGAAGTTCGCTTCTTCCTTCGTTACCCCGGGATAATGATCATTACCGATAACTATGCGGGTTACAACCTGCTTTATAATCATTTCATCCGGTTCAAGAGAGGGGACTGGGTATCCGCTGCCCTTAAATTGAAACTTTAGTAAATTTAAAGAACATTTGAATTGATTAAATGAACTTATTTCGGGTTGAATAAATAATATATCCATTAAACGCTCTAATTTTATGGAATTTTCACACACGGATTCAATATATCCGGGAACAACTGGATGGAGCCCGATAATTTCTGTGTAAAATCTCTCTAATTGTCTGTAACGGAATATATGCTTACAATCTTCGTCGGAGTTTTTGGCGGCCGCCATTCTCTTGTTCGAAACATCCCCTGGACACCCCCCACATACTAATGTTTTAAGAGTAGAAGGTAAAACATGTTCAACCTCGTGACCGAGAACATCCCCACTAGATTGTTTGCTTTCTATTAATCCCATCCAACCTCTCTGATTGGTTTTCTTCCCGTAAACCAGTTTCCCTTGGTTTTCTGGACTACCATTGATTTCAAATATTGCCCGTAGATTCTTACTTTCAATTTGTGAAGTAAAAAATATATAGGATCTATTGCCATTCGCTAATGTTGGAAATCTGGATTGTGTCTTCCAGTTTAATAAACGATCGATATATATCATCACATTATCTAAAACGACCTTACTACATCCATGAGTAACAGTAAACTTTTGAGATATATTTTTTTTAACAGGTCTCTTTCTTTTCGGTTCACCTGGTTCATCTGGTCGGAAGAACTGCGGTGATTTTCTTACGCGAGGTTCTCTTACAATATCATATTTCGGAAATTTATCTTGGTCAGATGTAAATAATATCGGCTTAGATGAATCTTGATCGGTCGTTTCCATCGATTCATCTGATTCATCGGGATCATTATTTTCTGGTATATCGGATTGAAATATACTCGTTAAAGATTTAAGCCATCCTTTCGTTGAATCTAACCAACCCTGATATCTTGATTTATCTGATGCAGGTTCCGTATCTAAATCCATTTCATCTTCAACTACCATATATTATATATAATATAATTATTTAATACCCAACTCTTTTATTTTTTTAACATATGTATCTGCTAAAACTTCTAATGCGGGATATTTAATATTCTTGTAATTTATATATGTCCCCGCTATATCAGACTCAATTTCATTTACGAAATAATTAGAAGGACTGAATTTTTTATTTTTATGACAACAAGTTAAATCAATTCTCACCATGGCGGGTATAACTTTCCTTCTATTGTAGCTAATTTTAGGTAATACTTTCATTACCTTGGTTCCAATATTCACACATTCCTCTATAACCTTAGGATCAACTATTTCTGAGACTTTATAACTTTTATCTGTCTGAAATATATTTATAGCATAGGAGAACTCACCATTAATCCAGAATGTTTTAACTTCTCCGTGCTCAATAAATCCGGTAATTAATTCCTGAACTAAATATTCCCTGTAAAACTCATTATTTTCATTAAAATATTCGTTTAAAGGATTAATATCTTTTAATATATCGCTTAATGTGAATTTCTGGAATCCAAGACCAATCGTCCCCCCAATAGGTTTAATAATAAATTTACTCCATTTACATTTCTGAACTTGTTGAACTAATTTAACGGTTTTAACCGAATCTTTAATAAAAATAGTCGGACTGATGGGTATTTTATGTTTCTGTAAATGCTGTAAGTATTTTTTCTTATCCCATAAAAATGCCATGTATTCGTATGATGGAAATATTTTATTCTTCTTTAATTGAAATATCTTGTCTAAACGATCGATTCCATCTTTTCCGTGAAATTTTTTAACATATGGATCATCATTTATAGCATTAATTAAGTCATATCCAATTGGTATATTGATATCGTTCTTCTGTAATCTAGCATTACTAATATCTTTCGGCATAATCACGTCAACTTCTACATCTCTAAATTTATTTTTAATTACATACGCCAAACCAACATCGGTGTGAATATCTCCTTCAAGTTTGTATTTTTTAGGTATAGTTTTTAATAATTCTTTATCTAAGACCTCTTCTCCTGTTTTCCCACAGATTATACCGATTTTCATTTAATATATTATTTCTTAGAAATTAAATATATTAAATTATTTTCTTTATATTGGTATAATGAGTATTAATACATTTTTCTTGAATATTGTTAAGTTGGAAAAAGAAAACGATAATGAGAAAGATATTCCCCGCGTGATAGATACTAAAATTAAAAAAGAAAAAATAAGTCCTAGATCTCGTTTACCAATTAAAAGAAATGAATCGTGGGAAAATTTCGTTAAATTTTCGTGGGGATGGATTTCCTAAGGAATTAATGATTTCCATTGAAAATTAGGCCCATTTCTATCTGTTCTAAACTTAGGATTTTTTTTTAAAGAAAATAAATAAGAATCTTTTTCAATCTTTTCCAGTGTTTCATTTCGAGTTTCCGATAAACAATCTTTAATTCTTTCGTAAAAATGAATATGAAAATGAATATTATATTCCCTTACTTCTTTTTCGGGGTCGTAACCATTGAATATTAATTCGAATATAAACCTTAAATCATACATCCCACATGTATGAGATGCCCATACATTGGGAATACACATAAAACATTTCGTAATAATCTCATTTATGTATATTTTTTCGTAATAATCTTCGTATTTATTATCTTTTAAAGTATGATAAAATTTTTCATAATCTTTATTTAGATATAATTTTAATTTGTATTTTCTAGTTTCTTTTTTAAAGTTATTATAAAAGGATTTATTCGTCCTTATAAATTTTAATCTTTCTTTTATGGGTAAATTATTGTAAATTATTTCAAGGACATCTTTATTATCAAATATCATAATACTTTAAATTTGATTTTAATTATTAAGTAAATTATAAGTTAAACTTTAAAATGAAAGAAGATAAAGTTCATACCGAAGTTAAAAAAATTACGAAACCGAAAAAAATTAAATGTCACTATTGCAACAAAAAAGTAGGTTTAATCGTAATAAAATGTAAATGTGGTCATATATTCTGTCAATCCCATCTAAACGCTCACTCTCATAATTGTACGTATGATTATAAGAAAGAAAAAAAAGAATCTTTAGAAAAAAATAATCCTAAACTGGGTCTAAAAATGATAAAAATTTAATGCTTAATTGACGCCAATTTAAATACATCTTTCGTAAAAAATTTAATAGTCAAGTATAATATCGGAATTGATAATATAATTCTAATGATCCCTATTGCTTTATTAATATATGGTTCATCGAATAATTTAATATCAAAGATATCATAATTATTTACCCAGTAACCTAATTCATTATCTCTCTGCGAATAATTATAATTTTCACATAAATCCTCTTCCCCCTCATGATTTTCTTTCGGACCCCTTTCTTCACAGAGTTTTGAATATAATTTCTTAAAGTATTCAAGAGATGTCCACGAAATAAAACCAATGCAACAACCAATTAAACATCCTGTCATAGAATCCGCCAAACTATGATAACCCTTACTGACCCGATGGATGCCTACCATAAAAGCTATGAATAAACCGGTGAATGCTATACCCCGCCGAATCTTAATATCTTTAATATTTATTTCGAAGAAATGTGGATCATCGGAATACATCATTTCCATAAATAAACCGGTTGCCAGAGATGCAGCAATACCTGTATGCCCCGAAGGGAAAGATTGCCATTCGTGTCCATGTGAACAATGACTTTCATCAATGAATCCCTGCATCCCTTTAATGTGACAACCGGGTCTAGGAGTTTTAATTGATCCCTTTAAGAGCTGAAAAATAGAATATGCGAACCAGTGAGGTAGTAAATGGAACTGAATTGGATTAGGAGATCCCAACCATAAAACTTGAAATATAGCTAAATACATACCAGGTAAGATGTATATTTCATATGGAATTAATCCTAAAAAGTTAGGGATTAATTGCATATTTTTACCCTTAAATAATTCATAAATTGCTCTTGATAGTTTATAATCAATTGATCTAAACGAATTGACCTTAGATAAATCGAACTTTTTTTCTTTACTTTTACCCATTTTTATATTTATAAATATATTTTTTTTTTATTCATTTATCATATAAATAAAATGAAATACATGGGCGGTAAATATTTTCTTGCGAAACCAATATCGGAATTATTAAAATCGAAGGTTGCTCCCGATAAAGTTGATGGTTATCTTGAACCATTCTGTGGAGCACTCAATGTTCTAATGAAAATGAATGATGAATATCCTTGTGAAGCATCTGATTATCATCCTGATTTAATTAAGATGTGGTCAGAAGTTCAGAGTGATAAATTTATACCACCCGAACAGGTAAGTGAAGAGTATTATAATGAATCTAAAAAGTTAGAAAGTCCTTCGGCCCTAAAAGGATTTATAGGATTCGGTTTAAGTTTCAGTGGAAAATTTTATTGCGGATATGCCGAAAAATATAGAAATGAAAAAAAAGAAGATTATTTACAAGAGGCGAAAAATTCATTGAAAAAAATTAAACCTAAAATAAAAGATGTGAAATTTAAATGCATCTCATACGATAAACTTAAACCCAAGAATAAACTTATCTATTGTGACCCCCCCTACCAGAAAACGAAATTTCCTATAAAATATAGAACAGATACGAAACATTATGATGTATTCGATAATGAAAAGTTCTGGAATGTAATGAGAGAATGGTCTAAAACTAATTATGTATTTATTTCGGAAACAAGTGCTCCCCCTGATTTTATACCTGTGTGGCAGAAAACGACTCACAGATCGGCCTCTCAATCAGACAAGACTCGGTATAAGAATGATAGCGATGCATTCAAGATAGAGAAAGTTTATGTTCACGAGAGTCTGAAAGATCTCTTATGA